TTTCTTAAATCCAATGGGACAGGTGAACCTGCCAGAAGCGAGGCCTCTCACGAGAGCCGCGTCTAAAGCAGGTAAAGCTACGGCAAGGAAACCGTAGCCTTCCTTTTCGAATCTATTCTTGATCGTGATGATATCACGATCAAGGCCTTTCACACCAGGTTCAAGCCTCTTGACGTCAGTCAAGAAGCTTGTGAGGAGCGCTATCGGACTTTTCATCATACACCTCCTATGGGGGTTAAATGATTCCGAGTCCGCTAACGACCACTAGCCACTAAGGGCTATTTGCTGCCGAGATCCGTCGGATCTCGCGTCATAGTTCCGTCGATATTTCCCTTGACTGTACAGGCTGTCATAGACAGTATATACGCCAAGAAAGTAAGACGAATGACGTTAGCAACATTGCGCTGAACAGAGTAAGCCATATTGGGTTCTCCATTTGTTTGGAAAGCCAGTACAACTTAGCTCTGAAACGCAATGAGCTTTGCAGTTGTGACTTGCGCATCGTCTCGATAGTCCGTAAGGGCTTTAGCGAGTGCCACAATCGCGGCATCCGTGAAACCCGTGAGGGGTCGGACGATGGTGAGAGAACAAGAAGCAATATACTTCTTGTTCACACCCGTAACCGGGTCGGGGGCGACAACAGTCTGCAAGATCTGCAGATAATGTTTGTCACCTCCACCCTTCAAAGTAGCGTGATTGGTGATAACGGAATATCCGTTAACAGCGTCACGCCGCTCTGAACCATATCCGTCTTGCTTCACTAACGCGAAGCTAAGAGCAGGAGTGGGAGCTGCGGCAGCAACATCGACTGGGTCGGCTAGCATTGGACGTCTCCGAAGTGATAAATGGATGGGCTAAGACGAGGGCTGGAAAGCCTTCGACCTAGTAAAACTCGACCTCTGAGCTAGAATTGCTCCTAGAATCGAGTACTGGTATACCGATAAACTAGTCGGTACGCTAGTCTGTTTCACATCGTAAATCGACGCAACATCCTGACGAGTTCTACACTCGTACTCAAGGCGTGACTGATGACGGTTTTGGTTAACACCATAAACTTCACTAGTCACAACACCATTGATACGGGTGTCGCGTTGATGTAAAGATTCCGAGTACAAGTTACTGATTACTGCACCTTTCGTATGAACGGTGAAGAATCCCCAATTGATTAGTGACGGGTCGTGGTTAATTTCCTCCATAAGTTCGAGGTAGTTACCACAACCTGAAAACCAATCATAGAGCCATGTCCATGGTGTCAAGTTATAGACATCAATGAAACGTGGAGTAATTCCCGCTCTATCGTACCAAGTAAAGGTACGCTTCAGCGAGGGCACATTGATTGGAGGAAAGTCAAAGGTTGCGTTTACAGATAAACGTATCTCTGACTCTCTAACAATCCGACTATCCTGTTTGATATTGTATTCATAAGGATAGCCGCCTGTGTCGTACTGGAAACCGGAGACTCCAGTCTCTCCAGAGAGGTGAACCCTCTTGGAGCGAAAGGTCGTGGCTTTCTGAGAACGATGCATAAGATAGTTTATTTTCTTACTCATCTTCTCAGGTAAAGCCATCAACTCCACAAGGTCCTTGTACGTTTGACGCCATCCAAAGTGGAAAGAAAGCCACTCTGAAGGTATGTCCTTCGAACTTTTCCTAAGATCGAATATAAGATCTCGGGTTGAGCTCGAACGGCCAAAGGTGTCAAATACCTTACGCATATTCTCCATAGTAGACTTCATCTGAAGAATACTACGGGGGATATCGCGAAGTTCTATGGCGTTGCGAAGAAGTGAATAGTCCCTGGTGAAGGGACTAACACCTTTAAGCATCGACACATGGTACTTTAAGGCTAACGCCTTATTGTACGCAACTTCGGAAACCGTAAGGGCATCGTACGTTGCCTTGGGAAAGACTGCACCACGTCCCTTCGTTGAGTATACCCAAAGAGTGTCTTGTCCATGGTCCCGTTCGTGGTTTACACCACCAACGGCATCACAGGCAGGATTCGGAGGATAACTCGCGGTATAGTAACCACGAAGGTGATACTCTCTACGATATTCGCGTGAGGAAGATATAATGTCGTGCTTAAAGAATTCAAGCTCGCCATCATACGATCCAAACAAACGAGTACGCTGAGTTGTATCCTTGATATAACTAGCCAAAACCGGCTGATCTTGTAGATCAGTTGGAATGTTAGTCGTATACAAATTCTGGTACCCGTAGTCTGGTGACCAACATAGCGCAACAAACTTATAATTTGTTGATTGCGCATATGAATGATCATAGACATACAGGTTTAGAGATCTAGCATCAAGAACAGATGCTGTAGCTCTATACCGTACCCGATTTGTAGGCGTCACAATATTGCCAGATACTTTGAATCGATAAGTTGGATCAATAGCAAAAGCTATCGACTTAACCATCGAGACAGGCATCAGACGATAAAGGAACGTCTCAAGGCCGTTTGCAGGTTTAAACGTGTCATATCGATACTCATATAATTTATGAGGATCGTAACCTTCTGGGAGTCCACGCGTATCAAAGCGTGGTCCTACGGAAAGTTTGATCGACATGACAACGTCCCTCCTTTTGGTGTGAAACAGGCAATCTTGCCAAAGATAGGCAAGATTCAGAGCCAAAGCTCTGGAGCCCCCCGTGAGGGGGG